TTTTAATTTTTTTTTGATTTTTGTTTAATGGATGGTGCACTGCATCTTGTTGAACACTTTTCCGTCGAAACCTTTCTCTAGGTCTGAATGCTTTGTGTAATAAAATCGGTTGATCCTGCGATTTTCCAAGAAGAATCTGCAGTTGGCCTGATGATACTCCAAAGATGTTAAATCTTGGATGTCATAATTAAGATCGCCCAACCTATAAGCAAACAAATGTTCATAATAAAGCCCCTCTATACTCTCCACCAACTTGCCTTGTTCCTGTGCCAAGTTGATTCTCAAGTTTATGAGTTCGGGGTCCTTGATTATTCCATGTTTGGTGAGAATCCATCCACAGAACATAGGCTGTTGTTTGTACTCTGTCTTGGACTGCAACGCAAATAAGTGTTCAAGACTTTTGTAGTACTGAGTCTTCACACATGGATGGTTTATTGCGCTGTCGTCACCAATGTACAGTTGTGGTGTTCCTGGTGGTATGTTATACTGTAGATTAGCGAATGTAGCGTTATCTAGAGTATTGAATAATAAGGTGGCCCAGTCCCCACTCAAGATCATGAAGTCAAGCACATCAACATCCGTGTAGCATCGTATTTTTATGTCAACGAATAGGTCGATCAGCTCTTTGGGTACATTAAACATCTGTAATATTTTAATTTGGAAATTGACGAACTCAGCTTTCTGGCTCTGGTCGAAGCGAGTGTAGTCATTTTCAATACTTTGTTTGTTGAAATTAAAATTCTTTATGACCCAAGAGTTTAATTCATGTTGATTAACTCTTTCGCAAAATAAAATATTGGCAGGCAATAGTTCTTTTATTTTAGACATTAAATATCGAGCTAAGGGACCCAGCTTTAGTAAAATACGGTTATTAAAAGCGGTCAACGCTTGGCCCGGTTTTGCTGGTTTGTTAATCACGTCCTTCTTCTTTACCCATTGTGACTTTATGAAAGTCTTAGTATAATTATCCTCCCAACTTGGAGATGCTCTTTCTTCTTGGTTCTCTAATAAATTTTTGCTGACTTTAAGTTTATTTTGTTCGGTTTGTAGAACGCACTGCTCGAAAGATGCCTGATCCCATGTGACGTTCCTAATACCTCCAAATAATTTATTGACTGCTGTGTTGAACAGTATCGTTCCAGTTGCTTTAGTCTTTATTAATGCAGCTTTCTTCTTCCAGACCGGGCAATAGTGCAGTCTTTCGTCCATGGTGAATTGCCATAAAGCAGCGTCTTGTAACTGTTGGTGCTGTATTAATGACGTATAATCACCTTCTTTTATCACGTTGGTCATTATTTTTTTTTTTTTTATTTTTTTTTTTTTTTCTTCCTTGAGAGTTTGATCAACCTTGTATCTTTTGTTTAAGTAAACGGGGTTAGAGGGCATTATGTGTGTCATGGTATTGTGAGTGGCGGGGAGTTCTTCCTCTATTTGCTCAATTTCTGGATCTGGCATATTTGGATATCGTGCTAGCAATGTGTTGATATTTAGGTCTGCAACTTTGTCAGTATATGCAAAATCGGCTGAATTCATGGCATGTTCCCTTTCTTCCTGTTCATTCTCCGTTCTCTTTACGTACCTTTGGTACAAAGTTTTTTGCTGCCGTCCAGCTGCGTCAGATAGGTCTTTGAATACGGCATCCTTGGCTAAATTCATTTTCAAGTGATTCATATACTCCGTCTTCAGGTCGTGTCCGGTTACGAGTCTCTCGATGTAGAAGTTGTCGCAAGATGATTCTATGACGAGGTCCACGTTGGCCTTTCCCCTAGTAAGAATAGTGTAGACATTTTGTAATGTAAGGTAACGGCATGACTCATCAATTACTATTTGGTAGTCCGTTTCGAAATCTAGTCCTTGTGAGTCAGCGAAGAGTGTTGTGTCGTAATTATTCTTAGTAAGGTCTTTGAGTAGGCGGTTAGAATTGACCAACACGGGTAGATTTGAGTCCAGTTGGTATTTTATTCTTAATTTACCTTGCCGCTTCGAGGTTGTGGGTAGACCGAAAATTTCCGATACTAGAGGTGCCAACCTATGTGTGAATAGTCTATAGGATTTAGCGAATGCTCGGTAAAAGGCTCCTTCTGGTAAGTAATATTTAAGTAAGCAGTTAGGGTCTGTTTCACCGAAGGCATTTTGGGCAATATCGGTCATAGCAATTATTGTCTTGATGTTTGGGTAACGAAAGCAAAGCGCGGCTATGTAACCAGGTGGGAATAATTGCAATTCGTCTATTATTACTATGTCGTTGACATTTTCGTAAATTATAGTCTCGAAGGTTTTGAATAAATACGGTTTTTTCGACTCAGTTTTGTCTACCCATTGTTGTCGGAGTAGGTCTCTGGGGAATAAGGTTGTGAATTTAGTGGCGTCGGTAGTACGGTCCTTGACAAATTGTTTGATGTAATTAGCTGGTCCTGTGGATTTCCCAGAACCGGCCGCTCCCTGAATTATTGCGAG